GTCATACTTTTCATGGGTGAGAGCATAGGCATGATGAAACAAAGCAGAAACGGTAAAGGACCAACCGACTACCGCACGACGCGCCAAAAAGGAAAGCGATGCGGGGAAGGAGGCCTATGCAAGTGGGCCGCGTGCCACTCAAGAACGATACTGCCAAACGCGGGACTGGCAGGTGAAGGGGAAAGGTGGAGTGGTGGAAAGGGAAGAAGAAACCAAACAATGCGGTGGGACCATGTTAGCTAAGTCGTTGCCGACGAAGCATTACTCAGGCATGGGTAGCCTTTTCACCAATGGTGCAAGATCCACTAACAGCAAGGAAGGCGGAAGAGGAGGAGAGGGAAAGGGGAAAGGAAGACGGAGCCCCTGGAAGCGGGGGGGAGAGAAAGGAAAGCGTTTGCCTGTCGGTTGGCTCAAGTGTGGCCAGCGAACGCAGGAAGGAGCGGGGGCGGGGGGGTTAACGACTTGAACGGGTTACTGCTCAACACAGACCATTAGGAGGAGGCGGAGAAGAAGAGAAGGGGGGGGGGCAAGATCTACTCGGAGCGACGAGAGGACGCAGCGACGGGAGCGACGAGGGCATCGAAGACCGCGGTACCGCCGGGCTGAACCTGAAGGCGGATGACGCCCCAGGAGACGGAATTCAGCGAGGCGAGCCAGCACAAGTGGGCAGCGCTGCCGACGGTGAGCGGGCCGCGGAGCTCAGGGTCAACGCCGGCGGGAACGGGGCCGGAGTTGGTCGAGGCCGACGAGGTGTCGCTAGACCTGGTCGTCACGAGGCCGCGGGCGAGGGCCAGCGAGCGGCCCGCAACCGGGGACGGGGTGAGGGCCGCAACGACGAGATCATCATCGGCGGCGAACAAGCCGGTGATGGAAATCGAGACGATGCGGGCCTCGGGCCACGCAGCGACAATCCGCTGGACAGCGGCGTCGTCGCGAAGGGAAATGGCCCCGGTGGTGTTCTCAGCGGAAACCGCGAAACATAGCTCCATCTGGGGAGACGGAGCGAGAACGCCAGCGGGGGCAGGAGCGGGGGCGGAACCGTCGGCGGACATAGTGAGATCGAGAGGCGGAGGTGTGAAGGGTGGGGAAGGGATATGGGGGGAGCAAACCCGCGTTAATGACAAAGGAGTGAAATACGGGGATGGACTGTTCCTTTCAGCGACGGGGAGATGGGTCGCCGCCTGGCGTGCAGTCTCTGCACAGTGCGACTTTCGTTTCGCACACGGCGCGAGTGGGACGGCGAAGGGGGGGAGAGGACGCATCTCGCGGACGCGCGAGCAACGGAGCCAAGGCTCGAGCTCGCAGCTCATCTAATGAGGATGATCGGCCAGGACAGCCGCGCAGCCTGTGGTGGGGCTAGCATACTACCGGAAGTAGCGCGACATGCGATGAGGGCCCACCGAGCGAACGGTGGAGGAGCCTCATCTAACGACCTTGCGGCCGGGTATTCCGGATCACTCAACGCAGCGGACACCGAGCGAACGGCAGCCGGAGCGAGGGCCCGTGAGTGACGGGAGACAGGGAAGGGAGAAGAGGAAGGGATGCTGAGCAATAACCCGGTACCTTTAAGCTCAGTATGCACATGGGAAGAAGCGACTCAAAGCAACATCTTGATGGGGAAGCGGGTGGCGGGGAGACCGAAGGCGGCGCGCGCGGAGACGGAGAGAGCGTAGCAGGTGGCGGCGACGTCGTCAACCTCAGAACGCGCGGCGAGGCGGATGCTCATGTCGAAGGAGTCCCAGTACGAGGCGTCGGAGCGACCGTCGCGGAAGGCGACCTGGCCACGGCGCAGCAGGGTGGCGCCGTCGGCGAACACGGTCTCATGGCCGAGCTCGTAGCCGCAAAAGACCGGGTTGCGTGTGACCACGCGCTTGGGAGTCATCAGCCAGGCGCCTGGGCGGAACCACTGCGCGGTGCCCCATTCGCCGAGCACGAAGCTGTCATCGCCGGAGAAGCCGCACGGGGTCGCGATCGGGCAGTTGAGGGAAGCCCCAGTCAAAGCGGCGTTACGCGTGGTATTGAACAACCAAGTCCAGCGATCCCCGGAGAACTGCATGGGGAGGTGGGGGCCGAGGTAGGACCGGGTGGCCACCTTGCGTTCAAGATAGCCCTCCACGTAGTGCTCGGGCACACCGGCCTGTTGGAGAACCCACGCGTCGAAGTGAGCGAACACAAGGTCGCAGCCGCTATCCCACGCAGTGTAGTCGTTCTCAGTGGCCAGAGATCCAGGGCGCCAGAACCGGCCGTACCACGCAGGGAAGGCAGCCGACGGCTTGTTGTGCAAGTACGTCGAAGGCCGGCGCCACGACTCGATGCGGTCGGAGACGTACGTAGCCCACACGGAGTCCTCAAAGATGCGGCGCTTCGGGAACGTGGCAATGGTCTGCGACGCCTTGGCGGGGCCGAAAAGCGCGCCGGGCTTAGTGATCGTCTGGCCCTTCATCTCCAGCCGCGTGAAGAAGTCGTCCCAGTCGGGGGCACCCTGGAGCATGGAGGAGCGAATAGCGCTCTTGGTCTTGCCGCCAGCCCAAGAAGCGAGGGCGCGCGTGCAAGCGCTGTCGAAGAGGCCGTACTGGAAGCGAGCGCTGTGGGAGATCGCAAAGAACTTGCCGAAGCCCTGTTTGAGTTGAGCCAACCGCTTGCGCTCACCGGAGGTCAGGACAGTGTGTGAGCGGCCGAGACGAAGCCGCTTCTGCTGACCCCAGATGTCCGAGGCCTTGTCCGTACGCCGGTGGTGGGGAGCCTCAGTGGCACCACCCTCGGGGAACTGAGAAGTACGCTCAGTGAGCCCGGGGAGCGCAACCTCGCGGTCGGCGGAAGGGAAGTCGCGGTCGATGAGGGCAGGGTCGGCCTGAACGAGGAGGACGGGGGCAGCGGGAGGGTCGGGGTCGGGCGGGGACGCGGAGACGACGGTGTCGTTGGTGACGGGGTAGTCCAGACGAAGCTCCTCGGCAATGAACGCATGGCGCGCCGACGGCATCTCCTCAGCAAGCCAAGCAGCTGAAGGGAGGAACCGTGAGGCGGCGGAGGAGGCAGCGGGACCGCCACGGGACGAGGGGTACCGGGAGGCGACGGTGACGAGCGGCGAGATGAGGTGCGGGAAGTGCTCGAGGGGGGGGGCGGCGAAGGAACGCATGGCGGGGCCGAAGCCAGCAACGACGGGCGCGGGAGGCGCAAGACCGAGAGACCGAGCAGCGGCCGGGGTGAGGCACGCCGCCATGTGGGACTGGACGGCGGCGGCGATGATGCAGTCGACGTCGACACCGGCGGTGATGACGGCACGCCGGTGACGCCCAGAGACGGCCAGGATCGCGGAGAGAATCCGACTCGTCCCCCAGCTGGTCTCGGCAAGGAGCTTGGGTGGAGGCAGACCGGGCCCGATCTTGATGTAGATGTTGTTACGCGCCCGCGTAAGGGCGGTCCACAAGATCGCGTCGCTACAGCTACCGGAGAGGCCGCCCGCATCAATGCACACGTCGCCGTGGATCGTGCCCCCCTGGCACTCCGCAAACGTCTGGCACTCACCACCGCCCTTCGCGACCGTCTCGGCGAACCGCGGGCTGGCGACCAGCATGGGCACTCCCGGCGGGGGCTGGGAGACGATGCGGATCGTCCCGTGGGTCTGAGCATGACCAGCGCGCGGAGCCTCGATCGGCATACCGAAGAGGGCAGCATTCTCCACGCTCAGCCGCGCCTGGCGCGTGGCGTAGTGGGAGGACATGCTTGACAGCCACTCGGTCGTGGAGATGTCGCCGCGGGTCAGGGAGTCCGGCATGGGGAAAGGCGTGCGCCCCTGGGTCGAGTCGAAGGTGATGGCGATCCGCCGGAGGGCGGGGTTCGACGCGATGAGGAGAGGGATGAAGCCCGGCCAGAGCAAGCCAGCGTCGTCCAGGATGAGCGTGCCAGAGGTGGGCTGGTACAGGGGGACGGCAGCCGTCGCGAAGTTGGACCCGATGTAGCCCGGCATGAGGGGGCCGAAGGACGCCTCGGCCGAAGCGCGCAGCCGCACGAACCAAGTGTGCACCCGCAGCTGCGTCACGTTGAACCCGGGTTGAGCGACCGTGGCGCGAACGAGATCGGCGAGCGCACGAGACTTACCGGTGCCGGGAGCGCCATTGTACAGGACGAACTCGACGGTGGGGGCGTTCGGGGTCTGGGAGAGGCGCAGGGCATTCTTCGCGAACGCGTCGAGCTCGGCAGCACGGCCCACGTTGTTCCCGTCCATGCTCTCAAGCACCGAAGGGTACTTGAGCAAGTCGTCGGCGAGGTGACGACCCATGAGCGCGTCGGCGGGAGTGAGCGTGTACTGCACGACTTCCGGGCGAACGGCGATGGACGGTAGGACGATGGGGGGGGGCAGGCCAGGCAGCACAGGCAAGCCCTCGCAGGCCGCAGCCGGGTTGTTGCCACCACCAGTGAAGAAGTCGTACACGGTGGCATACCCCTTAGGGATGTTGAGGGCCAGGGTGACAGACGCGAGCGAGGTGATGATGGACCGGGTGCCAACGAGAAAGTCGGGCGCGGGGAGGAACGGGACCGGCATGCGATCGGCGTGAAGGAAGGCGGGCGCGCCGTAGAACAAGTGCGAGCCGATGCGGGCACCAGGGGTCTCAGCGATGTGGCCAACGAACGTGGGAAAGCCGGGGGAGGGCGCGGAGTCGACCAGAGGGAGGGCGTCAGTGGGGCACCGGCCGCGGGGGTCGGCAATCCAGATGCGCGCTCCAACGCCAAAGAACGCGAAGACGGCCGGAACCATATCGGCAGGAACAGTGCCGGTGAAGTAGTTTGGCCGGTCGCGGGGCGGGCGGGAGGACATGAAGTTGGCCCAGTAGAGCACGGGGTCGCCCCCGAGGACACGGGCGAGAGCATCCCAGACGCAAGCGTAGGCGGGGTCGAAGTTCGGGGCGATGGCGGCAGTCGGCGGCGGCAGGTTGTGGAGGGTGTCGCGGTAGAGGCCGGCGTTGTCGTAATCGGTGGGGCGCAGCGCCCACGGACGGAAAACGTCAACGGTGCCAGGGGGCGGGAACCACGGGCGCACGAAACCAGGGCCGGGGGAGGGGGGGCGGGAAGGAGCGGAAGGCTCGGACGCGAGCGAGGGGGAGCCGGAACGGGGGGCGGCGAGAGAATCGGTGTCCTCCGTCTCGAGCTCGGTGGCAGAGGGCGCGGGGGACCCGGGGCGCGAGGGGGGAGGGGGCAGAGTGATGGTGCGGCCGTCGGTGCGCATAAGCGCGGGGTGGCCGGCGATGCCAGCCCGACAATCGCAGCCCGGAGAGCAGCAGCCGGAGTCAGGGGGCGGGGGAAGGTCGCGAGCGGGAGGGAGGTCGGGGGGAGGAAGGTCGAACTCAATCAAAGGCTGCGGCTGGGGGCGGAGGACCGGCCGATGCGTAGGAAGGAGTGGACGAGAGCGTGGGCCGAGGCCCCGGCGGTTGGCGTAAGAGAAAGCAAGCTCAATCAACACAAAGAGGAAGAAGAGCAAGGGGAAAAGAAAGTGGAGCCCGCCCGGGTAAAAGTCACCGCTGCGGAGACAGCGGATGACACCGGGCAGGCGAAAGATCGAAAACTGCCAACCGGGCAGCCGGGGGAACGACGTCGAAATGAGTGTGAAGGCAACGGTGAGTTGCCAAACGTAGGAACCGCCGACGTGGAAGGGGAGGTCGGCAGCGGGGAGGAAGAAGACGTGCGATACGAGCAGCTGGATGTAGTATGAGGGGTGCTGCAAGGAGGGGAAGAGTACACGGAGGGCGGATCGGCACGCGCGCCAGGAGTTGGGGATGTGGAGCCCCCACCACGCCGAGAGGAGCAGGCCAAAGCAGGCGAGGGTGAGCCGGCCGGCGGAGACATCGGCGTACCAAAGGGCGTTGACCAAGAAGCGCCACACCTCGTCGAGGTCGCGGAAGAGAGCCTCTGGGATGAGAGAGAGGCAGAGCTTCAGGATCGCGAGGGAGCAGAACGACGCGTTGACGATCGCGAACGCCTCAAGACGGGTGGGCTGGGGGGACATGTAGAGCACAGGTACCCACCGGCGGCAAAGGTCGCCGCGCGGATCACCAAGGGGGCGGTCGAGAGGGTGGGCCGTGATGCGCTCGCAGGTGGTCGCCAAGTGGAAAGCGCCGAGGTGGTCCGAGATCATGCTCTGGACGGTGTAGGCCTGCAACAGCCAATCGAAAGAGAGGAGCGGCACGTTGAGCAGCCGCGTCATAATGACCGAGAAAGCGGAGATGTTGCCGCCGGCGGAGCGCCAGGTCAACAGCCGGTCATGGTAAGCGCCAAGGATGGCGGCCTTTCGAAGGTGGGTGGGGAGGTGCAGGTCGCGCTCGTACAGGATGGCTTCCTGGGCCGCCTTCGCCTCGAGGTCGCGCATGTCGGTGGTAGCGACGCGCGCGGCGTAAGAGGACAACTTGTTGTACAGCGCGCGGGAGGTGAGGCGCTGGGCAACGGAGGCGAAGGGGGCGGCAGCCTGGGGAATGAGCGTGAGGTCCGGGCAGTTAAAAGCGCGACGCTCCTCGGCGAGGAGCTGCGGACGCGAGATGACGAACGCGTGGTGGGCGAAGGCGGAGTGGAGGCGCGAGATGTGCAAACACTCCCCGCGCGGCGAGGTGAGGGTGTTGGCGCGCAACCACATGACGGACGAGCGTGGCTGGAAGTAGGAGCCGGGATCGTCGCCCTCGGGGCGGTAGAGCATGTCCGAGTCGCGGGTGAACGTGTACAGATCGGGGTAGAGAGGGGGGAGATCGGGGACCAACAACTCCGGGGGGATCACGGCAGTGGCGAAGAGGTAGGCCAACCCGGGGTGGCTGTCGAAGATAGCACCGACCGCGCCCGCACTGAGGAAGTGCAGCGTGTCGTGCATGAAAGCGACATTGGAGCCGAGGCGGGGGGGGTGCGGGAGGGGGGAGGTACCGACGCGCAGGTACCGCTTGAGGTCCTTACCGGTGAGGCGCGGACAGTACCAGTCGACGGGGGGGGACTGATCGAGGCCGGCGCGCTCGAGCTTGTCGGGGTTGAGGAAAAGAGCGTCCCAGGGGCGACCCTTGAGCAGCCCACCAACGTACCGGAGCATGAGCGACTCCAGCGCGTAGTGGACGGGGTGCGAGTGGGAGCCGTGCGCGTCGGGGGAAGGGAGGCGGATGCCGGACTCGCTGAGGTACCGGTGCTTGGTGCGAGGCACGGGGAACGGGCACTCGCGGTTGGCCTGGCGAACCGCATCGAGGTAGGCGGGGAGGTGAGCGGCCAAGGCAGGGCCGCGCTGCGCGGAGTCGAGAAAGAAAGAGGCGCCGAGATCACCGGAGCCGACGATGACGGGGACGAGCTCGATGAAGCCGGAGTCGAAGGAGAACGCGGAGGGGCGGGTCAGGTTGGCGCGAAGCATGGCGCACCAATCGGGGAGATGAAGGGCAGGGGGGGGGTCCTTCGTGGGGACGGCGCCCCAGCCACCAGACATATTGATCCAAGACCCGTCCCAAGCGCGCTTCTCCCACATCGCGGTGACGTGGTAGTCGCCGTCAAGCTGCCAGGAACCTTCCACGTAAAAAGGGGAGGCTTGGCCGGGCCAGGCACAGCCGAGCTTGCCGACGGCGTCGACAACCTCGGCCGCGGTGACATCACGACGGTCGAAGCGGATGGGGAGCGGGGACCAGCCGACATTCAACCGCTGCCAACAGTCGCCGAAGCCACCAACGGTGACGGGAGCGGTGTCGGTGACGATCCGAATGCCGGTGCGCGACTGCGGCCAAGTGGGCGAGAGGCAGAAAGCGCCGGAGGCGCGACGGGCAGCGCGACGGGTGTGGCGGCGGGCGGTGCGGGAGATCGGCGGAGGGCGAGGCAAACGAGGGACACGGGGAGGGCGAGTTGGACGCGAGCGGGGGCGCCAGGGGCGCGAGAGGAGAATGAACCGCAAAGCGGCGAAGAGGGGGGAAGGGCCGGCCAAGAGCCCAGGGAGGAAGCACAGCGCGTATGTCCACGCGCCGGCGGCGAAAGTGAGAGCGCAAAGGAGCGCAAGCAAGGAAAGGGGGGTCCCAGGAGGGACGGGTGCGGTGCACGGGGGAAGACACCAGGGCTGCGGGAGCAACCCTGGGTCGAAGCAAATTTCGACCATGATC